TTCAACATCTGCTCAATAGCCTTCATGCCGCCACGCATTTGTTCGGAATTCAGACCGTATGTCCTACCGTAACGTGTAACACCAGCAAAGATGCTTTGTACTTCTTCTTCAGGTATTCCGATTTGTGTACCAGAAGCCAGCATGTTATTATATGCTTGTCCTTGCCTTCTGTAATCGACACCAGCTTCTTCCGAGAAATCACGCAGCCATTGCATAGTTGCAGTGCCTGCTTCTTGGCTTCCCAAGATTGCTTGTGCTGCAAGTTCTTGTCCTTTTATTTGCTGCACTTGTTGGTTAAGTTGGCTGACACCAAATGCAAAACCAAGCCCCGGAACAAAGCCCCTGCCCAAACTAGCAGCACCTGCACCAAGACCTGCGCCCATTGCTGTACGAGAAGCAATACCTCCTGAACCACCTCCTGAGACTCCCTGAGAACCCATAGAAGTGGGTTGTACGTCAGGGGTGATGCGTACCCTTAGGTTGTTCTCAACGTACCGTACAGCGTCTCTCATGTCCCTCAAGAGGGCTTGTTTATCAACATCAAACTTGTTTACTGTGATTTCAGGGGACATACCTTTCATATTTGAAACGGCAGTCATCCTTCCTTTCATTGCCCTGTGCAAACGTGTATTAAAATCATCGCTAAAAGAAAACCTAGAGATGTTCACACGCACGTTTGACAGGGACTCTTCTGAAAACCTTTTAGCTTTAAGTTCTAAAGCGTTAAGTGTTTTATCGAATTGTGTGATACTGGCTTTATCAATTCTAAAACCAAGAGTGCCGAAAAATTCAGCTATCTGACCACCAGTAGCCGCCATAGTTTACCTCGCGTTATTTTTACTAGCGTTAATACGTTCTTGTTCTTTACGATGTTCTTCTTGCAGTTCTCTACGAACATCCACTATTTCCAACATATCGTAGAAATCTTTCAAGGAATAGATCGTCTGAAGTTCGTATAAGGAGCAGAGCTTTGGCTCAAAGAGAAGCAGATTCATTACACGAGGATCTTGTGAAAATTTCTCTGCTATCTCTTTCTCGACTCTGGTGGAAGGCTCAGAAGACTGTTTTACTCTTCTTCTGAACCTAGCATCGTAAAAACCGAGCCGAAGTTAAAGACGACAATCTCCTTGAGCAGCATAAACAGTTTGCTGTAATTACCTGCAAACTCATTGTCGAAGTTGATTGCAACACTACCTTTTGTAGCACCACGAACAACCATTGCTTCGATCATGCGCTCATCAATCTTGTCAATGTTCTCTGCAAGCTTACTCATGCCAATGGCAATAGCACTACCCTCTGACAGATTCTCACCTTGAGAAGAGATTTCAGCAATAGCAGGCATCAGTACACCAGCCAATGCTTTTTGATATTTCAGACCTTCAATAGCGCCAAATTGATTCAGGAGAAATTCTTCACCTTGTACTGTTACTGTCTTTTGTTCACGCATAAATATGTTTCCTCACTTTGTTATTGATGAATTGAATGTTATTAATTAAACGCACCTGAAAGGGCATCAACAAAAGGATTTCCACCAAGACGAGCACTACCACCTGTATTAAATGTGTCAGTGGAGAGACAAGTTAATGTCCAACGTCTTAATTGAATATCATTTGAGAATACAACTTCAGGAAAGGTAGAAACATAACATTCACTACTTTCTATTTTACTATTGCCTAACGTATCTGTCAAGCTTAAACTTAATCTAACACTATTTGTTTGCAAATCTTTATCAAGCAATTCAGATAGAACATCATTAGCAAGTGCTGTTTGAAGAAGGTCTACTGTCACTGTGCAAGATGTATCACGATTACGGACACGAGTGTTTTGTCCACGAATACCTTTGATTTGTTTAAAAGGTGGTGAATTACGCTGGACAGCAATACGATCAAAACCTGTGATTGTGTACCCTGAGATATTCAATAGGATTTCTGATGGACTGTATGTATAAACGTCTGCCATTTATAATCCCTCCAACACGCCAGCACCAGCATTAAGCAAGTCTTGTATGATAGCAGAAGCATCTTCGTTGCCACCAATATTGAAACCACCTTGAGATGCTTGAATTCTCCAGACACGTTGTTCAACGCCATTTGAAAATGACAAGTCTGGGATCTCTTTGATCCAACAAGTTGGTGCAATAAACAAAGACGTACCAAGCTCATCTTTCAAAAAGAATGGAAATTTACCGTACTGTGTAATGGCATCAAGTTGATACAGCTTTGTTAGAACATCATTGGTTGGAGATGTAGATGCTAGTACAAGCTCAATCGTATAGGTTGCATCGTTGATATATGTACGAGCAACACTACCGTCAGCAACTCTGCGTGTTTTATATGGCTGAACATCCTTTGAGATTGTAATGAATGTTCCATCTACAAATCCATCTACTTGAAGAAAACCTGCAAGCAACACTGAAACATCTGTAGGGGAATAACTTCTAATAGCCATTTTACTTCCTCCTAAAACAATAAAAGGAGGGGAGCCGTAGCCCACCCTCCCTTGAGTTGCTTAAATTATTACGGCAACCATTTGTCTTCAACAGTACCGCCGAGAGCTTCAAGAGAAGCTTGGTCTTCGGGAGTGAAGTTTGCGTTACCGCCGTAATTGACTTCAAGGCGTACTGCTTGAATTTGCCATTCACGAAGTTGCATGGTATTACCAAAGGAAGCGTCAGGTACACGAGCAATAAATGCTTCTTCTGCAAAGAAGGTGGTGCGGCCTGAGTTATCCTTGATAGTCATTGTGAACAGACCAGAAGAATCCTTGGAAGCCTTATCATTCAAGTAAAGCTGAGAAAGGATATCATTACTGTTGGAAGTCTGCTGCAATGGTAGTGTAACCATACCAGAAGTATTTGCTTGGTAAATACGGGTATTGGTATCGTCAGCACCAGTGTAAAGGGTGAATGTGTCACTGTTACGCTCAACACTAACGATACTGTCTTCTGAGAACCCGCTCACAATATGTGAAAATCCGCCCTGAGAGATTGTAACTGTTACATCATTCGGGGCGAACGTACTTGTGTAAGTAGATGCCATTTACTACTTCTCCTTATAAATCAATAGGTTATACGGTTACGACGCCACGTACTTTTACCCTGTGAATGGCCCCTGCAAGACGCCCTTCAAAGGAAATACCTTCCAGAGTACGGGTTGCACGTAGGTTGGGGTCAAGACCAAGTACGTTAGGCACGGTCACTGTTGGTTGCGGGTTCGGAGCAAGACCGCCGTTGGTAATACCTTCAGCAAGTACACTACGGATTTCAGATTCGATGAGAGTTACGCCACTTTGGGTAACATTTTTGTTAAAACAGATTCGTTAAATCTATCTGAGCTAATGCTCCTTGTGGTTTCCCACAAGATCGGACTATATCTTCAACCTACTAGGTTGTCTCCCACTTCGGATCACTTGATCCTACTCCCATAAGGGATAGTCTCTGAACCTTCCGCTCAATGCGGCTTGGCTGCTGATTGCCCACACCATTATGTGTTTGGGGTTTCCAGCAATTCAGGAGATATAAGTCAGAAGGTTTACCAGACCTTCTCATTAACTTGTTGCCAAGTTAAGCCGCTTGTTGTAGCTCTAACGGAACCTTCTTCAGATTAACCAATCGGAAGTAGATACGCTCTTGCATACGAGCTTCCAACCAGTCGATAAAAATTGTACATTAAGTTAACAAAGAGTCGTTACTTCTTCGCGAGTTCAGGGATTGTTGTCCAACCGTACTTGGCTCTTTTACACCAATTTTCGATTGTAATATGTTTGACTTCATTACCGTAGTAGTTTGCCGCAAAAATCGGACTATCAAAAACTAAGCCCTCAGGTGAAACAAACTTATAAAAAGACCGGTTAGACTTTTCAACTAACCAATCCTCATTCCGTTCTGCATTGTCAACGACCCACTGACTATATAATGCAGTTTTTTCCGATTTAGCCTTTGCCGATTTAAGCTGTGTCTTTCTGATTTTATCCAGAGAGGCGGGATCTTCCATGCGTTTCTTATGGATCTGTTTCAACTTTGCTTTAAACTCACTCGACAGTTTCGTTCCTGTGAGAAGTTCTCGTAGTCTTTCGGTGCTTGCAATTCTTGCAGCCTCCGTTTGGCCACTTCTCCAAAGGTAAGCAATCCTGTCACCAGCTTGTTTGTAAGCATACCATCTCAATTTGTGCAAGAAAATATGCTGTCTCAAAGTTACACAGACTAAATTGGCGGCGTCATTAGTCCCTCCTTGATGGCGAGGAACTATGTGATGTTTTTCGTAATAGCCGTTCGGGTCTATATCTTGATGTTTAAATTTTTCACAAAATCGGTAATAAAGTTTCTTATAATTCAATTCCTAACTCCTCATAGTTTCCTATGAGATCAGAC